CTCGAACTCCCCTGGCGTGCGCCCGGCTTTCCCGATCTATTGATCGCACAATCCCGGGGCCCTCGCGGCCCCGGAAAAACTAATCAAGGAGATAGGGAAGCATGTCAGACATACCAAAGAGTGAGAGGACGGAGTCAAGACTTCGAGCCCAGCACCAGGCCTACCAGATCCGCGCCAGGATCACGGCGGAGCTGATGGCGTCCTTCGCATACAGCCAGAAGAAACAAGAGGCCCACATCCGGAAGATGGTCCAGCACGTCAAGGATCCGGAAGCTCGTGAGGAGATGGCCAAAGCCATCCGGGAGCAGGAGGAAGACTTCGCCTGCTGGTTCATCAAACGAGAGCGCGACCGCGTGGCGGACTTCTGCCAGGGCATCGCCTCACACCTAAGAGCAGCCAACACGATCTGGCCGACCTACATGAACGAGTTTCTCGAACGTCGGCTGGAGATGGATCGAGCCATGGAGTGCTGCAATCAACTCCAGGACGAGCTTCAGTACATCGCGGAGGTCCTTCCGGCCGACAAGAACAAGTACACCGGCATCGTCCTGGACGTCCAGGCAGAGTTCGAGACCATCAAGGCGCTGCGGCAGTCTGACAACCGTTTTCTGAAGAAAATCAAAGAATAAATACAGCGGGTGGCTTCTGTTCAGGGAGTCGTCTCAGCGACGAACTTCGCCAATGTCAACAACAACGGTAATGCGAACTACAACAACGCCTCGAACTCCAATGGCGTGCGCCCGGATTTCACAACCGCGTCACCGGACGGGCTTCCACGACGCGGGTCTATGGGAAAGGAGAGGCCATCCCTTCCAGGGGATCCCTGGATAAATACGAACCATGACGGGCCCGGTTACGACCGATGACCCTGCCGCGTGGTTATTTTTAGCTTATGAATACTTTTTACGATGCAAACGCAATTTATGACGCTGGCAGCAAGGCCATGAGGGGCAGCCCGTTCAAGTACGGGACGCAACTCTTCGAGATGAACCACCTGCTCCGGACGGCGGAGCTCCAGCGCGACATGATGAACGGCACCTACCGGCCGGGACCTGGCCAGAAGTTTCAGATCCGGGAACGCGGGAAGAGCCGCTTCATCACCAGCAACACCATGGTGGACAAGACAGTGAACCATCTGCTCTGCGACGACGTGCTCTCTCCAGCGCTCAGGAAGTACCTGATCTACGACAACGGAGCGAGCCAGAAGGGCAAGGGCGTCAGCTTCCACCGGAAACGCTTCGAGGCTCACCTGCACAAGTACTACAACACCTACGGAACCAACGAGGGCTACGCTCTCCTGGTGGACTTCTCCGGCTACTATGCGAACATACCGCACGACCGGTGCATCGAGGTCCTCCACTACTTCCTGGAGAGGGAGGTCAAGGATCCGGAGGAGCTGAGGGTGGCCAAGGAGCTGATCGGGCACATCTTCAGGACGTTCGAGATCGACGTCTCCCGCTTCTCTGACGAGGAGATCGCGGAGATGTACAGCGGCAAGGTCGACCCGATGCTCAACATCAGCGTGGACCCGGGAGCACTGACCGGCGAGAAAATGCTGAGGAAGGGCGTCGACATCGGGAACCAGACGAGCCAGGACATCGGCATCATCTACCCGCACAGGATCGACAACTACGCCAAGATCATCATGGGCGTGAAGAACTACGGCCGCTACACGGACGACTTCTACGCCTTCCATCCGGACAAGGCCTTCCTGAGAGCACTGCTGGATGGCATCCGGGCGATCGCCGAAGACTATGGCCTGATCATCAACGAGCGGAAGACGCGGATCTGCAAGCTCTCGCAACCCTTCCGCCATCTCCAGATCTGCTACGCCCTGACAGACACCGGGCGAGTGATCCGGAAGATCAACCCGAAGAGCATCACCCGGGAACGGAGGAAGCTCAAAGCCTACAAGCGACTGCTGGACCAGGGCCGGATCGACTACGACACGATCGAGAACGCCTTCAAGTCCTGGATCGGCAGCCACTTCAAGTACATGTCAATGCAGCAGATCGCTCACATGAGCGACCTCTACCAACAACTATATGGAAGGAGACCAACATGGAAAACGGGACATTCAAGATTACGCTGGCTGATGGCACAGTCCTCGACGGGCTCGGCCTCAACGGCAACAACTACATCAGCTCCAAGAAGCTGACGGAGGCCGATTTCGCCGACAACCTCGACCACGTCACGATCGAGGACGCGGACGGCAACGTCGAGGAGCTGGAGAACCTGGAGCTCGTGCAGGTCAAGAAGTACGGCAAGGAGTACTGGTTCGTGCTCCGTCAGCTCAGTGAGCAGGAGCTCAAGGACCTGAAGACCCAGGCCAACATCGAATACATCGCGATGATGGCCGACATTGATCTGGAGGAGGTATAAGACCATGGCAAACACTACACACAGCAAGAACTTCGCAAAGGTGAAGAAGTACTACAACGCGGGAGTCTGGAACGAGGCCCGCGTCTACAACGCCGTGACCCATCCGACCAGCAACCCCTGGATCACTCCGGAGGAATACGAGGAGATCACCGGCCAGCCCTATGTGGTAGAAAACGAAGAAGAGGAAGCTCCGGAAGCGTAAAGCTCCGGAGCTTCTCCATAGGAGGGCAACAGAATGAACGAAACCATTTTAATCGCTGTATTGACCGCCCTGACATCCAGCGGGGCGTGTTCAATAATCCTCTACCTGATCCAGCGGCACGACCTGAAGAAGGACAAAAGCAGCGCGGCCGAGAAGCTCCAGAGCGACATGCTCATGGGCCTCGGGCATGACCGGATCGTCTACCTGGGCGCCTCGTACATCGAGCGCGGCTACATCACCCAGGACGAATACGAGAACCTGCACGAGTACCTCTACAAGCCCTACGCTGCACTGGGAGGCAACGGGACGGCCAAGCGGATCATGGCGGAGGTCGAGAAGCTACCACTGCACAAGGAATAAAGGAGGACAGAAACATGCAGAAAATTGACTGGATCAGAAAGCTGACGAGCCGGAAGTTCTGGCTCAGCATCGCGTCGTTTGTGGCCATGCTGATCGTCGCCCTGGGAGGCGGGGAGAACACGGCCCAGCAGATCACCGCCCTCATCATGGCCGGAGCCACGGTAATCGGCTATGTGCTCGGCGAGGGTCTCGCTGACGCGGGCAACAAGCCCGAGGACGGCACGGATCAGTGAAACCGATCATTGACGTCTCCGCTTTTCAGGGGACGATCAACTGGAAGGCGGTCTCGGGCAACATCGAGGCCGCCATCATCCGGCTGGGCTACCGTGGCTATGGCAACGGCCGGATCGTTTACGACACGAAGTACAAGGAAAACAGAGCCGCCTGCGAGGCTCTCGGCATCCCCTTCTCCCTCTATTTCTTCCCGACGTCCATCACGGACGCGGAAGCCATCGAGGAGGCGGACTTCATCATCCAGGAAGCCAAGGGCATGAAGTTCGTGCTGCCGATCTTCCTGGACAGCGAGTACGCCGAAGGCAGCGGCAAGGGCCGCTCTGATCAGCTCAGCAAGGCCGACCGGACGCGCTTCCTGAGGATCATCTGCGAGCGCCTCCAGGCGAACGGGATCCCGGCCGGAGTCTACGCTTCGACCAGCTGGATCAAGAGCCGCCTGGACGCTTCACAGCTGCCGTTCTCCTGGTGGGTCGCTCAGTGGGCCAGCAAGCTCAGCTACAGCGGCGACTGGCTGATCTGGCAGTACACCAGCAAGGGCGGCGTGCCCGGCATCAGCGGGAACGTGGACTGCTCTCAGCGCAACACCAGCAAGCCCGTCACCGTTCCGGAGACTGCGGTCAAGGGCGTGACAGCTGAGGACGTGCTGGCCGTCATGCGCTCCTGGATCGGGCTCAGCCGCTCGGCCGGGACGCACCACGTCATCATTGACACCTACAACAGCTACACGCCAAGGGCCAGAGGCTACAAGGTCAGCTACACCGACGCCTTCTGCGACACGACTGTCTCGGCTGCCTTCATCAAGCTGGGCGCGGTCGATCTGATCGGCGGCCCGGAGTGCGGCGTCGAGGAGCATGTGAAGCTCTTCAAGAAGGCCGGGATCTGGGAGGAGGACGGCACTGTCACACCGGAGCCCGGCTGGCTGATCGTCTACAACTGGGACGACAACACCCAGCCGAATGACGGCTTCTCTGACCACATCGGCATCGTCGAGAAGGTCAGCGGCGGCATGATCACCGCGATCGAGGGCAACATCAGCGGCGGCGTGGTCGGCAGGACCACCCGCAAGATCGGCCACGGGAACATCCGGGGCTACGCCAAGCCGAAGTACGGCACGAGCTCCGGAAGCGCCAGGAAGAGCGTCGAGGAGCTGGCCAAGGAAGTCCTGGCAGGCGTCTGGGGCAACGGCGACGACCGCAAGGCCCGCCTGACTGCTGCCGGTTATGACTACAGCGCCGTGCAGGCCCGCGTCAATCAGCTGGTGGCGGCTCCGGAACCGGCCAAGAAGACCGTGGACGAACTGGCCAAGGAAGTCCTGGCCGGATCCTGGGGAAATGGCCAGGAGCGCAAGGACAGGCTCACGGCGGCAGGCTACGACTACAACGCCGTGCAGAGCAAAGTCAACACCCTGGTCAGCGGATCCAGCAAGTCCATCGACGAGCTGGCCCGGGAAGTGATCGCCGGGAAGTGGGGCAACGGATCGGACCGCAAGGCCCGCCTGACTGCTGCCGGTTATGACTACGCCCGGGTGCAGGCCAAGGTCAACAAGCTGCTCAGCTAAGGAGGACACCATGGAAGCGCTGATTGCGGCCATACTGATCGCCATCGTGGCCATCGGTCCGCTGGGCGCCGGAACGGTCGCGCTCTGGATCGCTGGCAAATACATGGAAGACTAAAGAGAGAAGCCCGGCATCGTGCCGGGCTTCTTTTGCTTTATATGGCAATGGGCAGTATAATATACCCATCAGCGACGAAGGGCTCGCGAGTTCGAGTACGGCTGCGCGGGCTCCACCATTCGGACCGTACTCGAACTTTTGAGTGCGGTCCATTTTCTTTTATGTTGTAGAAGATCATCGCCTGGCCGTTCCTGACCTCGATCCGGGCGATGAACGTGTCCACAAGGCGCTGCCGGAAGGCAGCGTCGTCCACATCCCCGTCCCTGAACGAACGGAGCCACGCCCCGACCACCTCTTCGGTGAGTCGGGGCCTTTTTATTTCTGCCCGCTCGATCTCCAGGACCAGCTCCTCCTCTTCAGCTTCCAGCTGGGCGAGACGTCCGGCCAGGCCCTTCGCTCCGGTCCCTTCCTCTATGGCGTCCAGTATGTTCCGCTGCTTCTTTCGGTTCGAGTCCAGCTGCTTCCTATACGCGGCAGCCGGATCGGCCGCCTCGTCCTGCTCCTGGATCTCCAGGATCCTCGTGGTCAGCTTCCCGATCATGTCATCGGTCAGCATGTCCTGGACGGTCGCCTCGATCACGCGGTCCTCGAAGTGGTCGCGCTGGATCGGCTTCAGCTCGCACTTCGCCCCGCGCTTCTTCGCCCCGCACTTGTAATAGTGGTACACCTTCCCCGTCTTACTGGTGCCGCTCTCAGCGTTCAACATGGCGCCACAATATCCACAAAAGCATTTACAGCTCAGCAAATAGTCCACCTTCGCCCTCCCTGCTGCATTGTTCCGGCTCGTTTTGAAATGCCTGGCGGCCTCGTCGAAGGTCGCCTGGTCGATGATCGGCTCGGCGGGGATCTCCACGCCCTGGATCTCAAAGCGGCCCAAGTACTTCTCGTTCCTCAGCATCCGATAGATCACGGCCTGGGAGATCGGACGGCCACGCCTGCCGGTGATCCCGTTCTTCCGGAAGAGCTCGATCAGCTCCTTCGTCTGGGCTCCGGCGATGTGCATCCGGAAGGCTTCCCGGACGACGGCAGCCTTCTCCTCGTCGATTATGATGTGCCGGTCCTCGTCTACCGCGTACCCGATCGGAAGCGGCTGGCCGCAATACTGGCCCTTCTTCGCGGTCTCCCTCATGCCCCGGAGGATCTTCTGCCTCAGGTCCGCGCTGTAATACTCGGCCAGACCTTCCAGCACGCTCTCCAGGATGATCCCCTCCGGGCCTTCCGGGACGGCTTCCTCGGCATACATAAGGCGGACGCCTGCCTTCTTCAGCTTCATCTTCGAGATGGCAATGTCCTGGCGATCCCGGCCGAAGCGGTCGATCTTCCAGACGATCACGCACTCGAAGCGATGCTGCTCCGCGTCGTGCAGCATCCTCTGGAACTCGTTCCGGCCGACGATGCTCTTCCCGGAGATGTGCCGGTCGGCATAGATCTCCACGATCTGGATCCCGTTCCGCTCAGCATACGCCCGGCAGTCAGCCACCTGGCCCTCGATCGACTGGTCTGTCTGGTTCGGTCCGTTCGAGTACCGGGCATAAATCGCGCCGATCACTTCGGGCCTCCGATCTTCCTGGAGGTCTTCGTCAACTCTGTCAGAAGGAAATCTAAATAAAGAGCCACACGGCTCTCCAGTTCTTTCATGCCCTCCTCAGTGATCTCATACTCCACGCCCTCATGGGTGAGGATCACGTTCCCGTCCGCGTCGTATAAGACGACCCAGCCGAGGATCCTCATCTGCTGCTCCATGCAATAGGAGAAGCTGAGGGCCTTCCGTTCCTCCGTCCATCCGGAGAACTCGATCGCGGTCATGCCCAGCGCCTTCGCGAAGGCCGGGACCTTCGCCCTGGGAACATCAGCAGCGCCCAGCTCGATCTTATTGATCGAGCTCTTGTGTTTATATCCAAGCATCCGGGCGAGCTCGTCCTGGCTGAGGCCAAGCTCTTCGCGCCTCTGCTTGATCTTCTTTCCTAATTCATTCATGGGATCGCCTCCTCGGCGCCATTATATCATGGAGAGAAATTATTTTCTACTTTTTCGGAAATTTTTGTTGACTTCTTTTCTCCGCTGATGTATTCTGTGTGAGGGTAGAAAAATTTTCTACTCCGGAACACACGAACAGGAGGACACACACATGAGGAAATACCACATCACCGGCATGGAAGTGAAGACGATCTACAACATCGAGATCACCCCGACCGACATGGAAGCGATCCTGGAGGAAGTGCTGAGAGGCGACTGGAGCCTCATGGCCACAATGGACGCCTTCACCGACTACGACATGAACACCATGGAACCCACCCGCGCAACCTGCCAGAAGCTCCTCAGCGAGCTCTGGGACGTCAGAGGCGGACGCTCCACTACATCGACCAGGAACTACATCGTCCGCGAGATCCTGGGCTTCGACGGCGTCGAGAACTACGGCCTCTACAATCCGATCACCGAGACCGCCTGCATGGTCGTCTATAAGCGCGGCGACCGGGCCAACATCTGAGGAGGCACCCATGAAGAACACGCTGCAAGACCTGAACAACCACCTCTTCGAGCAGCTGGAGCGCCTCAACGACGAGGATCTCACGGACGAGGAGCTCGACAGAGAACTGAAGCGGGCGGAAGGCATGACAAAGATCGCCACCCAGATCATCGAGAACGGCGAGCTCGCCTTCAAGACCATGGTCCACATGGACGAATACGGCTACAACAACGGCCACCAGCAGGTCCCCGTCATGCTGGAGGCACGCACCCAGACGGGGGGGGGACTAAGTAAAGGAGGAACCGATGACCAAGATCATGATCCTGATCGCCGGGCTGATCGTCGGCTGCATGGCCGGGATCCTACTGATGCTGGTGCTGATCAGCCTTTGCATGAGGGAGT